CGCGACGGCTGGAAACCGCTTCCACTTTCGGCACTACACCGCGCGGCAGTTGCAAAAGCGGCTTCTGGAATGCGGGTGGGACATTATCGGCTGGTATGGGCAGGCCGGTAAGCAGTCCCCGGTAACAGAGGGTGCTCACGGACGGACGATTATTGCTGAGGCGGTGCTGGCATGAAAATCCACGTCTATAAGCGAAACCTGAAAAGCGGCGCAGTGTCGCCTCACATTCTGGCGGCAATCGAAGGTTTCAAGCGGCACGGTCTTTCCCCGATTATCAAAATGCCGGGAGCGCCGGAGCCTTGCGACCTTGCGGTCATGTGGGGCGTGAAGAAAAAGCCGGAAATGTCTTCCGGCCAGCGCGCGCTCATTCTGGAGCGTGGCTATATCGGTGATAGGTTTTCATGGACCTCGATGGGGTTCGACGGGCTCAACGGCCTAGCGGATTTTTGCAATAGCAATTCGCCCGCATGGCGCTTCAATGAGCTTTTCAGCAAGCACCTAAAGCCGTGGCGCGGGCACGAGGGCGATTACGTCCTCGTCATGGGGCAGGTGGACGGTGACGCCTCGCTCGCGAATGTCAGAATTCATGACTGGTATCGAACGGTAGCGCTCAAGCTGAAACATGCAGGAATTCCTGCGTATTTTCGCAACCACCCGCTGAATCGCTATCGCCCATCCATCCCGAACCTTCCGAGCATAAGCCCGGACGTTTCGCTTGAAGAGTCGATGCGTTACGCAAGCTGGGTGGTGACGTACAATTCCAATTCTGGCGTTGATGCTGTCATGTCCGGTATCCCCGCCGTATCGTCGGACGAAGGTTCGATGATCTGGAATATCGGCGGCAGGAATCCAGTTTTGCGACCGCAGATGCTTGACCGCACTCAATGGGCGCGCAATCTTGCCTTCTGCCAGTGGTCCTTGGACGAAATTCGCAAGGGAATTGCGTGGGACCATTTGAAAGTCGGCATGGAAAAGGTTTCCTCGGATGCGGTTTCAGTTTCGGGATAGCGCGGAGCTTATCGACGGCGGCCTGCGCGAGACTGCGAGCGGGTTTCTTGTCGGCACGGCGCGCGTGGCTCGCGCTGGCAATATCCAGATTTACGGCGGCGATGAGGTAGGGCGGCCTGACCTTCGGGCCGTTCGCGTCTATCGGCCAGCCGAGGAAGTGTTTTCCCGCGATACGATGCGCTCAGTTGCGCACCAGCCGATCACGCTCGACCACCCTTCCGAGGCTGTCGATTCCGGGAATTGGCGAGCGCATGCGCGCGGGCACATGGGCGACGAGGTTGCGAGGGATGGCGATTTTATCCGCGTTCCGCTTGTGCTCATGGATTCGGGTGCTATAGGCGAATATCAGCGCGGAAAGCGGGAATTGTCCCTCGGTTACACCTGTGACCTGAAATGGGAGCCCGGCAAGACCGCAGACGGCAAGGAATACGACGCGGTGCAGAGCAATATCCGCGTCAACCACCTCGCGATTGTCGGAGCCGCGCGAGGCGGGCCTGAACTCAAACTAGGCGACCGAGAGGATTCGGAAATGACCGTCGAAAACAAGCGCACCGTAACGATTGATGGAATCAGCTACGCGCTGACCGATCAGGGCGCGCAGCTTGTCGAGAACTTGCAGCGCAAGGTTACGGACGCGCAGGCGGCCACGACCGCAGCGGAAACGAAGGCGACGGAAGCGGCTACGAAGCTCGCGGACGCGCTCAAGCAGGTTGCTACGCTGGAAGCCGAGAAGGCGACCCTTGCGGCGCAGCTTGCGGACGCCACCAAGCCCGACGCGCTGGCGAAGGCGGCCAAGGACGCTGCTGAACTCCGCGACACCGCGAAAAAACTCGCCCCGTCGCTCAATCTCGACGGCAAGAGCGTCGCGGAAGTCCATAAGGCGGTCGTGGATCACAAGCTGGGCGATGCGGCTGCGAAGTTCACCGCTGACCAGTATGCGGCCTCGTTCGCGACCTTTGCGAAGGGCGTCACGGCCGGCGATGGCGGTCTCGGGGTCGCTCTCGGCGGCGCGGTATCGACCGGCGATGCAGCGGCGCAGCGGCAGAAGGCGATTGCCGGCCGGAATCAGCGCTTGCAGGATGCTTGGAAACAGCCGCAGGGCGCGGCGTAATCGAAGAAAAACGGCCAACACGAGGAGCCTACAATGGCAGTCGTTCAGAACAGCTATTCGGAGAATATCGGCGTCGGCCGTGCAGGTATGGTTGCGACCATGAATGCGTGGGACGGCGACACGCGCATTTGCGAGACGGCGGCAGGCATCGGCTTTGGCCTCGCTTGCGGCAAGGGCACTGACGACAAGGGGTGCATCCTTGGGGCCGCCGCTGCATCGGGTTTCCGTGGGATTTCGATCCGCGACGTGACGCTCGAATCTTCGCAGTCCGACAAATACGCCCGCTATCAGAACATCGCACTTCTGACCAAAGGCGTGATTTGGGTCACGGTCGGCGGCAATGTGCAGGAAGGTCAGGACGCCACGTTCGACTCGACCACTGGCGTTCTTTCTTCGGCTGCGACCTCCGGCACTCAGTTCCAGATTCCGGGCGCGGTCTGGCTGGATACGGTCACGAATGGCGGGCTTGCCCGCTTGAAGCTCACCGGCCAGATGACTCCGGCAACGTAATTCGGCCCGGCGGCATTGCGCCGCCGGTTAATTCCCGGCCCGTCGCGAGACGCGCCTCGCTCTTGAGAGAGGAAAGACCATGCGTTTGAATGACGCGCACATGCTGAACGATCAGGAAGCGATGGGCTTCCTCGTCTCGCAGACGGCCTATATTGAGTCTCAGGTTTATGAGATTCAGTATCCTGATATTCAGTATCCGAATATCATCCCCGTTGACACCTCGGCCCCGGAATGGATCAACGCCATTACGTTCTTCTCGGTCGATAAGGTTGGCGAGGCTGACTGGTTCTCGCATCTTGCGAAGGACGTTCCGATTGCGGACGTGTTCCGCGCCAAGCACGACGAGACGGTCGAAATGGCGGCCATCGGCTATCGCTACACCTTGCAGGAGCTTGGTGTTGCGGCTCGCCTCGGCATTTCGCTGACGCCGGATCGCGCCGCCGCCGCGCGCCGCGCTTACGAGGAATTCGTGGACCGCTTTGCTCTTGTGGGTGACACCCGCAAGAACAAGACCGGGATCGTGAATAACCCGCTGGTGACGGTGATCGACGTTCCGAACGGCGCGAGCGGTCAGGCCGACTGGTCCACGAAAACGGCGGATGAAATCGCTGCGGACGTGAACCTGATCCTGACCGGCATCTATACCGAGTCGCTCACGGTCGAGATCGCGGACACGCTCCTCCTGCCGATTGAGATGATGCTCTATATCAGCAACAAGCGCATGGGCCCGGATACGTCCATGACCTTGCTGACGTGGCTCACGCAGAACAACGCTTATACGGCAGTGGCCGGCCGTCCGCTCACCATTCGCGGCCTGCGCGGACTGGAAGATGCTGGCTCGGGCGGGTCGGGACGCATGATCGCCTACCGCCGCTCGCCGGAAGTGCTCAAGATGCACATTCCGATGCCGCATCAATTCCTTGAGGTGTGGCGCACGGGACCGCTGGTCTATGACGTGCCGGGCATCTTCCGCCTCGGTGGCGTCGAAATCCGGCGTCCGAAGGCGGTGCGCTACGCCGACGACATTATGAATTCCTCGACGTAATTTCGTCGGAAGGAAATTCGTGCGATAAGGGCGGGCGACCGAATAGGTTTCCCGCCTTTATTTTTGGAGCATCAAATGCAGACGTACCGAATTACGAACCTCGGCAGATCGCCGCGCGGCATCCACAATGCCAAGGGTTCGATTGTCACCATTCAGCCGGGCGAGACTCGCGAAGTCGCGCTCGATGACGGGCAGGCTCAGCGCTACGCCGCGAAGGTAGCGGGCGGCGACACGCTCGACATGGTTTCGCCGCTTGGCAAGGAAGCGCCGCGCAAGCCCGCGCCGCCGGTACAGACCGGCACGGAGACGCCTTCTGCGCCGGTTACGCCGACCGAAGCCGCCCCCAAGAAGCGCGGCCGCAAGTCGAACGCGCAGAAAGCTGCCGAAGCCGCCGCGAGTGGCGAGGAACCGGCCGCCGATCCGCTTGCCGCTCTGCGCGCCGAAGCCGTCGAACTCGGCATTCCCGAAGCCGACGCCGCGAAGTGGGGCGAGCGCCGCCTGACTCGCGAAATCGAAGCCCGCAAGCAGGGGTAGTAACCCATGGCCTACGTCTCCCCGACCTATAGCGATTTCATTCTGCTCTATCCGGCATTCAAAGACGTGCCGGAGGCACAGTGGAATTTGTTTCTCGCCAAGGCGCAGGCGAAGGTCGGGGAGTGCTGGCTTGAGAAGGACTATGCGACCGCGCAGGAGCTTTACATTGCTCACCTGCTCGAATTGGCCGGGCTCGGTTCCGGTGCTGGCGCTGAATTGAACGCGGCCGGGTTGCAGGGCATCCGCGAGCTTCGCTCCGGTGCCTTGAGCTTTTCGCGCTTTGCGGATCAGGCCGACGCAGGCGCTTATGGGACGCTGGCGTCCACGACTTACGGGCAACAGTTTATCGAGCTTGCCCGACTGAATTTCCCGGCGATCCAGCCTGCGGTGCATCCGGGGGTGCCGCCGAGCCATCTTGCAAAGGACTGGCCGGTCTAATGGGCCTTCTGGATGGAAACTTTTTCAGAGACGGCCTAGGCGGCGTCATGGGGGCGCTGTACGGCGCTGCTACGTTCTACGCGATAACGAAGGCGGCAGACGGCGAGGGCGGCTGGGTGACCTCCGCAAGCCCGCATAGCGTCAAGGCCCAGCAGAACATGCTCAGCGAGGAAGCGCGGGCGGCTGCGGGTTACACCGAATTGGAAAGTCAGATTTTCATTCTGGCGAAGGGTTTCGACCTTGAGCCGAACACGGATGACAAGATCGCGCTGCGCGGGACGGTTTATGCAATCAAGCGCGCGCAGCTTGACCCCGGCCGGGCTTATTGGGATTGCCGTTGCGAGCGGACGGACTTAACCGAAAGCGAAATCGGTCAGTCGAGTTAAGGAGAGAATTATGCCGCGAGTTATCGTTGAGAAGGCTTTCGATTATCGGCCCCGGCGCGGGCTGATCCGTGCGTTTCAGCCGAACGAGTTTCCGATTGTGGTCTCGCAGGCAGCGGCGGATGCCATCGTTACGGCAGGGGCTGGTCATGTGGTCGAGACTTCCGGCTCTGCCATTCCGATGAAGCCTCGTGGTCGGCCGCGTAAGCAGGTCGGCGTTGCGATGACCGATGCGCCGGAGCCGGAGGGCGAATAATGCTCGACCACACGCTCTCGCTCCGAAAGGCAGTCGTTAAGCATCTTCTTGCGGATGCGGCGGTGCGCGCGCTTGTGAATGATCGGGTGTATGGCGAGGAAGCACCTGCGAAGCCGCAATGGCCTTTCGTCCGCTACGGCCTCCCGATTGATGGGCTCTATGAGGCTTCGGGCTGGGACGGCAAGGAGCACGACCTTACGCTGCATGCGTTCGCGCGTGGCCCCGGCATGGATGATTGCTCCACTCTCGCAACCGCAATCCAAACGGCAATGTCAGAAGATTCGGGCTTGCCTCTTGTGGGAATTGGTCTTGTCGGCATAACGTTCCTGCGAACACAGATCGTTCGGGATAGCGACGAGAAAGGCGCTTATCACGCGATAATTCAATTCACGGCGACCACGTTTGAGGAAGCCGCGTAACGTAAACGCTCCGGCAGGAGCGCCCGGCCCGCAGTGATGCGCGCCAGTCCCTAGATGGAGCAAGTTTCATGGCTCAGGCGAAAACGATCAAATTCGGCGATCAGCTAATCATGATTTCGGATATGGATACGCCGACCCCGAGTTTCGTCGCGCCGTGCGGTTTCGAGCAGCTTACGCTCACCGTGAACGTCCAGACGAACGACACGAACGTTCCCGATTGCGATGACCCGGACCTGCCTTCGTGGTTGCAGACGGACGTTGTGTCCAAGCAGATGCGCGTTACCGGCTCCGGCGTTCTCGACACCGACGCCATGCGTGAAATCTGGCAGGACTGGTGGCTCAACGATTCGCCCGCTTCGGAAATCCCGGTTCGCTGGTATCGCGACCTGTCGGCAGGTGCGGGCGGCGGATATTTTCAGGCTCCGGCTATCCTGACCTCCTATTCGGAGACGGGGCAGCGCGGGCAGCGCTGGCAGATCGCGGTTGAGCTTGCGTTTAACGGCAAGCCGACATGGACCCCGGCCACAACGTAAGGCCGGGTCAATGGAGCCGAATACTTCCGCAGAGATCACCCTGAAATGGGCCGATGGTCGTTATACGTTCGCGCTGAAATTCAAGCAGGTTGTCGAGCTTGAGCGCAAATGCGATGCCGGGCTTGGCCTTATCGTTGAGCGTATGATGCGCGCTCAATTCCGTCTTTCGGATATTTCTGAAACGATCCGGCTGGGCTTGATTGGCGGCGGGACCACTGACATTAGGGCTCTTGAGCTTGTCGAAACGTATATCGAGGGCAAGGCGCTGATGCGGCCCGGCGGCGATGGTGTTTCCGAGCCGGGGAGCCCTTACCGTGTCGCGCAGGCGATCTTGCAGGCGGCTTATTTCGGCGTTCCCGAACTTGAGAAGCTGATGCCGAAAGAAAATGGCGGTGGCTCAAAAAAAAAGACGGAAGGATCGACGCCGGAGAGTGCTACGGGATAGGCGCGCACCTGCACTGGACGCCTGAGCAGATCAACCGCTTGAGCCTGTATGAATTTTATTCTGCGACCATTCATTACAAGCTGATTTCTGATAGGTCTGGAAAGGAAGCCCCGCCGCCGAGCGAGGACTTCGATGAGCGCTATGCAGCAATGCTTGAAGCGGTCAGGAAGATGAAAGACCCGAGCGTCAAGGTGCACTGATGGTTGACGTTGTTGCCGATAAAGTCACGGTCGAACTTGAGGCCGAATACAACAAGTTTGTGAACGGTGTGCAAACTGCGGAAAAGCAGTTTGCGCAGTCGCTCGATAAGATGCTTTCGGCCGGGCGCATAACTGAGCAACAGCTTGAGCGTCATTTCGACGGCATCTTGAGCCCTGCAAAGAATCAGAATTTTGGTAACAAGGGTGAACAGGCCGGTGCAGCCTTTGGGTCTCGCTTTGGCGCTGGCTTCATAAAAACAGTTGTTAATTCGGTGCTTGGGGGAGCTTTCCTCGCTGCTATCGTAAACGAAGCGAAGGCGATGGGAGACCTAGAGGATGCGGCCCGGCGCGCGAGTCTGTCTCTGGAAAAAATGCAGCAAATTATCTACACGCTGCGCCGTGCGGGGCTGCAGGAATCGGAAGCTGTAAAAGATATTGAGAAGATTACTCGTCTGATCGCAGACGCGGCAAATAATCCTCGCAACAGTATCGCGCGTCTTTTCGCAGAAAATGACGTGAAGCTCGCCGGGAAGTCTGTCGAGCAGGTCATAGCCGACCTCTCGCGGCTTATGCAGAACGCGCCGGAAGGTGCCAAGAGGGCAATCACCGATCTTCTAGGAATTTCCGACAAGTGGATTGACGTTCTGGAGAAGGGACCAGAGGAATTCCTGCGCTTGCAGAATGAAGCAAATAAAGCTGGCGACGTTCTGGACAGCGTTGCCTTTAAGAAGGCAGAGGAGTTTCGAACCGCATGGAATGACGCGACCACTCGGTGGGGCAGCGTAATGCGAAAGGAAATATCCGAAATCCTTCCTTTGCTTGATACGCTAGTAACGAAAGGGATCGAATTCGCCACCACTGTTGCGAAGGTGGTCGGCATTGTCCGAACCGAATTGCAGAACTTTCCCCGGCTTGGCGACATGAATATCTATTCCAACGACCAGCTAAAGCTCTTGAAGGGGTTTCATGGCTCTGGCCCATTCGGAAACAAAAAGATCGCTGATGAGATTGATCGAGTTCTCGCAGCGAGGAATTCTTACGCAGATTTTGGAGACCCCACGGGGTCTTTGCCGCGCGTAAATATTTCGACTGGGAACAACACGACTCGTCTTCCCGGACGCTATCAGGCCCCTAAATCTGGCACCGGAGACCCAGCAGAGGACGCAATCCGCAAGCGCATTGCGCTACTGGAAGCCGAGGCAGAAACGATTGGGAAGACCGCGTTCGAGAGAGATAAGGCTCGCGTAGCAGCGGAGCTTTTGGCGGCGGCTGAAAAAGCAGGGCTGCAAATAACGCCGGAAGTTATCGATGGCGCTAATAGGCTCGCGACTCAATATGCGCTCGTGGCCGACAATACGCGGCTTATGAAGGAGCGTTTCGAGGCTGCGCAGAGCGTAATCAAGACGTTCGGGAACGAGGCCATCGACGGCATCATGGGGCTTATCGACGGCACCAAAACTCTAAATCAGGTGCTCGCGGATACGCTGCGCACCTTCTCCAAGATGGCGCTGCAAGCCGCGCTGCTAGGAGAGGGTCCGCTGGCGACTTTCTTCGGCACAAAGTCTTCGGTCCCCGGCGGCGCTGGCGGTCTTTTCGGTGCGTTGTTCGGTGGCCTATTCGGCGGCTTTCGCGCAGGTGGCGGTCCCGTTACGGCAGGCAAAGCGTATGTCGTGGGCGAGAAAAGGCCGGAGCTTTTCGTGCCGAACGTCAGCGGCGTGATAGTCCCAAATACCGGGCGGGACGCTGGTAGCCCGACCTATCAGGTGTTTGCGGACATGCGAGATTCTTCCGCTAACGCGATTGCGTTCCTGTCCAATCGGATCGACCGTTTGGAGCGAGACCTGCCGGACCTTATAACCGGCGTGTCTGCGCAAAATCGCAGGCTTGCACCGGGATAGGCCATGGCAAACACGATCTATGAGTATCCGAACGACTGGTATCAGTTTGTAAGCTCAGCCTTCGCGCTCGCGCCCTACACCATCGGGACGCGCTCGCAGTTTCGAGTGCGCCGTAGCGCTCGGCTTATCGAGCAGGTTTTCGAGGCGAACTATGTGCAGCGCCCGGAGGTTGGCCCGTCGAAGTGGCAGGGCAAGGGCGCGTTCTTCTCGCGGCTTCGCGGCGACTCGAACCTGATCCGCATTGGTGATCCGCTGCGCTGCATTCCGCAGTTCAATCGCATCCGCGCCAACATGCCAGCGCCGGAGCCTTTCAGCGACGGTACGTATTTCACGGATGGAACCGGATGGGTCGGCGGCGATAATCAGGTGCCGCCTTATGCTACGGTCGGCGCGAACGCTTCTGCGGGCGACAATTTCGTGGTGATTGAAAACTTGCCAGAGGACATGCCCTCCCCGTTCCTTTATTCCGGCGATCTTTTCGAGATTCGCCCGAACGGAATCTCGGCGACCACGGCCATGCTTTACGAAGTCGTCGGCAATAACGGTACGGATGCGAGCGGCAGGGCTGGTGTCGAGATCGCGCCGAACCTTCGTCAGAACATCGTCAAGGGAGATCAGGTGGTGTTCTATCATCCGAAGACCGTTATGCGGCTTCTGGACCCTCGTCAGGGCATGATTACGCGAGACGCTAATCGCGGGTCATTCGGCTTCGCCTGCATGGAGGAGACGCCCTAATGCTTGTCGTTCCAGCGTTCAAAAAGGCGATTGTCGAGGGCTGCTATATCGCGGTGCTGGTTGAGATCGAGCACCCGGACGGCACCGGCTATTTTTGGGAAGGCGTCGGAGAGATCGTATTCGAGGGGAATACCTATAAGGGCGCTGCTTTGATCGGCGGTATCTCGCAGACGCGGCGCTCGGTCGATCTTCGCATTGACGAAATGACGATATGGGCAAACGGGCTCGATGCGGATGAGGTCGCTCAGCTTAACGACAACGTGAAAAACCGGGTTTGCCGCGTCCGGCTCGCGGCGATGAGCGACCGGCGGCGGGTGATGGCTACGATTGAAGCCGAGGAAATCCTACTCGACTATCAGCGCGACACGATCAGCGAGAGCGGCGAAGCCGGGCTTGAGATCAAAGGGCAGGCCGGGCTCTGGATGCTGGAGCGCTCGACCGACGCGGTGTATTCGCAAGAAAGCGCTATCGTGGAGTTTCCCGACGAAACCGGCTTTAGCCGTATCCCTGCGCTGCAAAACAAGGATACGTCATGGACACAGACGCCATCCGCTTAAAGCTGGCTGCGGCGCTAGAGGCTGCGGTCGAGCGAGCGGAAACAAACTACGCCGAGTGGGGAAAGGACGATTGCGTCCTGTGGTGCGCGAACGTGCTTCGCGACGGCGCAGGTGTCGATCCTGTGCCCACAATTCGCGGCAAGTACGACTCTCTCGCTGGCGCGCATAAGATGATCGGAAAGCAGGGTCTCGCGGCAGGGATGAGGTATCGCGCGCGCAAATTCGGCTGGCGGCGTATCGATCCGAAGAAAGCGCAGATCGGAGACCTTGCCGTGTTCAAGGATGAGGCGACCGGCGCACAATCCTGCGTGCTGAAATATCGGGGCCGCTTCTATGTTGCGCGGGGATGGGCTGGTATCTCTCTCATTCCCGAAGACCGCATCGCGCTGGCATGGAGCGTCGTATGAGTCCGCGCCGACAAGATGACCTGCTAGACGCCCTGTTTAACGACGCTGCGGCCTTTCGGCTTGAGAACCCGCATATACGCGGCCTCCGGCACCGCGAGCCGGTCTCAATTATCACGAGCCTTGCGGCGGTGCTCTCCTCCTCTGCGGCGGCTGTAACGGGCGCTCTAGGCTTTGGTGGGGCTGCTTTAGGTCTTGGAGGCACTGTAGGCGCTGCGGCTGGCGGTCTCGGCGGCGCTATAGGTGCCGCCGCCGTGGGGACCGGATTTAGCCTCGGAGCCTTCGGCAGCCTTGGACTTTCGCTCGGGCTTTCCTTCGCCGCGAACGCGATCCAGCGCGCGGCGATGAAGCAAAACCAGAATGTGAACTCGAATGAGGTCCGGCTTAATACGCGGCAGTCGATTCCGCCTCGCCGCCGGGTTTATGGCGCACCGCGTATCGGCGGTGCTCTGTTTTTCGAGGAGGAGAAGTCCCCTAAGTTCTATCGCGGGTTTCTGCTTTCGGACGGCCCGGTCGAGGGGCCGCTAGAGTTCTACAATTCCGCGAATAAGATTTCGGTGAACCTTTCGACAGGAGAAGTTCTCGATGCTCCGTATGCCGGAAAACTGAAATTCAGCTTTCGCAATGGCACTAGAACGCAGGCGATTGATCCTATCCTTGCGGCTGAATTCCCCGAGCTTGGTGCGGAATTCCGGCAGCGCGGCGTGGCAACGCTCGTGGTCGAAGCCGATTGGGGAGCCGATCTGGACGAATATCAGCTTCTATGGGGCTCGTTAGGCCGCCCTAACCCTACGCTTATCTTGCGCGGGGTGCCGGTTTACGATCCGCGCGACCCGACGCAATTCCTGCCTGCCGATCCCGATGACCCGGATGAACTTGCCGCCGCGCAGGCTTCTTGGAAATGGACCGACACCGCTGCTCTAATTCAGGCCGATTATCTGTGGTGGAAGGATGGGGGCCGGGTTCCGCTCCATAGAATGAAATGGGACGACATTGCCGAGTCCGCGACGTGGGACGAAGGAATTCTAAAGACGAAGGACGGCGAACTAATCAAGCGGCACGTCATTCACGGCGTTGTCACCGCCGGGCAGTCTCCGCTCCAGAATATCGGAACGATGCTGACGGCAAATCGTGGCTTTGTCGCCCGCAAGGGCGGCCTCGTGACCGTAATTTCCTCGCAGCCTCAAAAGCCTGTTTTCACGATCACCGACGATATGGTGCAGGGCGGGTTCGACTTTAAGCGCGGCCCGTCGAAAGACGAAACTGTCAACAGCATGCAGCTTCGCATGATCGACACGCGCCAAGAGTGGCAGATGGTGGACGGGCCGCTGCGCGAAGATGAAGACTTTATTGCCGAGGACGGAGATATTTATACGGCGACAACCGTTCTTCCTTGGACCCCGGATCATCGGCGCGCGCAACGTCTGCAATGGTGCGCCTTGCAGGATACCCGCGACGGCCGCGCGCAGTCTCTCTCGCTGGATCATCGGGCGATAGGGCTAGAGGCTGGCGACGTGGTGCGGCGCTATTCGGAGGTGCTCCCGCGCTGTAACGGCCTGTATCGGGTGCAGGAGGTTCGGTTTAACTACGTCGCGAAGACTCTCGAAATTTCGATGGCTGGCTATCGCCCGGAGACAGAGACGGGCTACATTGCCGCGAATGACGAGCTAGATTTTGAGCTTCCCGAACTGGAACTGTCGTAATGGCTGATTCGGATTTTCTTCCTGCGCTTCCGGTCTCCGGGCAGGCTAACAAGGCGTTGCTTCGGGACGCTTTGGTCAAGCGCGTGATTTATCCGTTTTTCGACGGCGAGAATCCGACCGCGTGGGTTGCGAACGTAAACGGCGCGGTGCCTGCGGCCATCGCCAATTCCAGCGGCGGTATTTTCTTTTTCGATCCGACCGACACGACGACTGCCCATGACGGCGTGGTCTGCATCGTTACCTTCGATGGCTACCGCTACAAGACCTCGAATATGGTCATGCCGGATTACGTGCTCGGAATTGGTGTCGATGAGCCGACCGGCAGCGAGAATATCGGAGACGCCTATATCGTAAGCTCCTCGCCGGATGGCGAGTTTGCCTACTGGCCGGACATGATTGCGGTGCTGACCGTTCGCGGCTGGCTTGCTATCACGCCTCGCATCGGCAGGCCGATTTTTGTCCTTGGCGACCGGCATTATTTCATGGACGAAAACGGGGACTGGCTCCCTGTTTTTCTTCCGCAAGGCGGTCAAATTCGAGATCAGGCACTCGTCGGCGGCCAGCGGCGCTATATCGTCGAAAATCAAACGACCAATGCGCCTCCGGGCTCTCCCGCACATGGTGTTTACTGGATCGTCGGCAGCGCCCCGACCGGGGCATGGGCTGGATACGGCGGCTATATCGCGACTTGGTATTCCGGCGACTCTGCGTGGACGCTGATCCAGCCTAAGATTGGCGACGAAGCCTATGATAAGGCAACAAACGCGAACTATATCTGGAACGGCTCGGCTTGGATTTTCGCGGGCGGCGCTTGGGCAACGATTCATCATGTTGCGACGAGCGGAACGGGCAGCACCACGAATGCCGGTAGCGGCTCTGGATGGAACCACGCAACATCCGCGCCGACCACCTCGCAAGTTCATCGGAGGGATGATGCAGGAATAACGCTGCAAGTCCTTTCCGGCACCAAGATAAAATTCACTTATGAGGCTGACGTAAATATTACGAATGGCTCTATCGCTGCGGGTGGTCAGAGCCTAGGAATAGCGTTGTTTCGAGACTCTGACGCAAACGCCATAAAATGGGCTAGGTGGGTTCCTCGCATCGACGCAAACCCCAATAATTTCGTCTCGGATAGAATGCAGGCGGTTTTTATCATCGACGCCAGCGACTCGGCTTCGCATACGTACAAGGTGGCAGCGATGGGGTCGTATGCTGGCACTAACCAGTTTTCGGCGGTGACCGAAATGCGAAACCGAGACTTTCTTGCAGAGGTAGCAAGCTGATGGCGAATACGCTGTTGATGGGAGCGGCTCGAACCGATCCGTCATCGATCAACGCTCCTGACACAGATTATTGGTGGATAACGGCTCACGGCCGCCACGAGCGCCGTCTTTTTCAGATTGAGGAGTTTGCGTAATGCCCGGGCTTCCTCACCCGCTCCTACAGGACGGCGTCAACGTCTCCAAGTCGGTTGCCCGCTCGCGGCTCGCGATATGGTTCCAGGACGCAGCAGAACTTGCGATCTACGATATGTCGCTCGCGAACTATATCTCGGTGGGCGACTGGAACTATCGAAAGGACAACACGCTCGTCGGCTCAATCGGGACCGACGTGCTCCTCGACGGCAACGGCAATCGCTGGCGCCGTCTCACCGGCGACGTGTACCTCATGCCGTTTTCTATGACGCTCGGGTATGGGGCGAACGAGCTTTTGCTTGTCCACGCCTTCACTGGAAACGTGACCTTTCCGACGAATCTGGCGGGTAGCTCCGGCATCGCGCTCAACTCGGCGACGGCCGAGCGGCGCTTTCGCATTTTCAAAAACAATGCGGTCTCGCCGTTCGCGGAGGTTATTTTAGCGGCCGCAAACCCTGTGCCGACGTTTTCGGGAGCGGAGACTGTTTTCACTCGCGGCGACTATGCTAGGGTGCTCGCGCCCACCGAGCTCGACGCCACGCTTCAAAACGTCGGCATCACCTTGCTCGGAAGCCGCTAAAATCCAAGGGAGGCCGGGATGGCTACTGCAAATAAGTTTCAGGTTTTCACGAAAAACCTTATCGACGGCGTCCATAATTTCGCGACGCACACCTTCAAGGTTGCGCTCTCAAACACCGCCCCGGTCGCGGCGAATACCATTCTCGCGAACATCACGCAGATCGCGAATGGTAACGGATACACGACCGGCGGCTCGACCACCGCCATGACGACCTCGACCTCCTCCGGCACCGCGAAGGCGACTGCGGCCGACGTGACGTTCACCGCGACCGGAGCCATGGGGCCGCTGCGCTACGCGACCCTCTATAACGACACTCCGACCTCGCCCGCCGACCCGCTCATTCTGTGGTGGGACTACGGGTCCTCGATCACGCTGGCAGCGACCGAAACTTTTACGGTCGATTTCGACGGCACTAACGGCGTCGCGACGCTCGTGTAACAAGGAGAGAGAAATGCTTGGGGCACCTGTTCTAACGCCGGGCGCTGCTCGGGTGCAGAAAATCAAGGTGCCGAACTTCCCTGATTTCATTTTCGAGTATCACGGGGAAGCGAAAAAGGTGTATCTCGTGGACCTCAAGAGCAAGCCGACCGACGACGGAAATTTCCTCGCGCAAGTCATTGCCGAGCATTGCGACACGGAAGGCATGGCGTACAATTTCGTGCAGACTTATCTTCGCGGTTTTCGCCGCGGCCGGGATAGCGAAATCGTTGCTCCGGTGAAGTAGGGAGACCATCATGACAACCGCCCGCAAAACCGAACTGGACGATTTGGAGCGCCTCGGCCGGGCGCGGCTCGCCAAGACGCAAACCGATTACGAGTCGCTCGTCGCTTCCTCGCAAGGGCTGCGCTCGCAGATCGACGCTATTCTCGCCCGTAAGGCTGCGCTTGACGCGGAGCTTGAGCCCCTTGTGGAGCAATGGCAGCCGATCAACGCCGAGCTTCAACGCCTACAGAACGAAATCGGCCGCGCCGCGCGCGTGCTCGGCGGCCGCTCGACGAGCGAAGCTCCACGAAACCCGGAGCCCGAGCCGCGGGGCTAAAGCCTTTTTGGGGAGGCGTTAAGGTAAAGCTATGGCGCTTCCAGTCGTCCAAGGGACGCCGACGACGGTTACTAACGCCGTGAGTACCGTCCATAACGTGACCTTGCCGGCCGGGATCGCGGCGGGCGAGCATATTCTGATTTTCGGTCAGCTTGACCGCGAACGCAATCCGCCCACGCCCCCGGCTGGCTTCACCCAGCTTTACTATACTAAAGCCGACCCGGGCCTCGGGTGCTGGTACAAAGTCGCCGCCGGGACCGAGGGCGGGACGACCGTTACTTTTACTTTTTCCGTTGCCCTTCCTGCAACGTGGTCCGTGCTGCGCGTCTCGGGGCTTGAATCCTTCGGCACGGATACCCCCGCAACCTCCACCGCCACGTCGGGAAGCTCCACCTCTCCAAACTCTGGATCGGCGTCCGCTGCTTGGCAGCCAGCGGATATTCTCGCCGTCACGCAATACTCCGGCTTCGTCACCACGCACCAAGCGACCGCCTCGCCGACCGGCTACGGTACGCCGATTCCGAACGGCTCCGGCGTGCATGGCGCCATCGCGTACCGCACGGCACCTTCGGCGGGTGCCGAGGACCCCGACGCATGGACCGTTAGCACCTCGATAACGTGGCTCGCGCGGACGGTCATTTTCAAGGGCGCCGGTTCGGCCGCCTTCAATATCGTGGCCGACGCCGCGACCTTTACGTGGACCGGAATCGCCGCCGGGATGCAGCCCGGCTACCAGGTGAACGCAGACACCGCGACGTTTACGTGGAACGGGCAAGACGCTGCGCTGACCGCGATTCGCGACCTCGACGCCGAACTCGCTACGTATGCTCTTACCGTTTTCGATGCTGACATTATCGGCGGGAAGCGCTTGGGCGCAGATACCGCAGATTATGTGCTGACCGCTTTGGATGCGGGAATTATCGCCATCCGGCATATGGGTGCCGACGTTGCGGCGTTCTCGTGGGATGCAAACGACGCGACGCTCGCTCAATCGTACCTCGACCTTGTGGCCGATGTTGCGGACTTTACGTTTACGGCGTGGGATGCGGCCACGATAGCCGATCTCGTTATCCTGTCCGACCCGGCCGCCTATACGCTGACCGTCTGGAACGCCGAGCTCGTGCGCGGGCGATGGCTTGACGCGGACCACGCGGCCTACGTTTGGGGCGGTAGCGATGCCGCGCTATCGAAGGCGCAGCGGCGGATAAATATGTTCCCGCAAACTTTTTAGGAGTCGAGCATGGCAATCGACCGCAAGATATTTTTCGCGGAAATCGGCAAGGCCCCGTTCGGCACATCCGGCTACAAGCTCGGCGCTGCGCAGAAAACCGGCATCAACCTCATTCTCGACGAATGGGAGAAGACGCCTAACCCCGGCGACCTTGAGGGGCTGGCCTATGTGCTCGCTGGCGTTTTGCATGAAACCGGCGGTCGTATGCAGCCGATTATCGAAACGACCGGCCCGCGCGACACCAAGCCTGTCTCTGTCGATACCGCTATTGCTCGGCTCGAAAGCGCCTTCGCTCGCGGGCAATTGCCTTGGGTGAAGTTCCCGTACTGGCGCAAGGACGCGCAGGGCCTTTCATGGCTCGGGCGCGGCACGATCCAGAACACGCACAAGGCCAATTACACGAAGCTCGCAAAGCGATTCGGAGTGTCACTCGACACAGACCCCGATTTGATCTTGCGAGACCCGGCGCTAGACGCGCGCATCACGGTATGGGGCCACATCGATGGCATCTGGACCGGCAAGAAGCTCGATAGCTTCCGGGGTCGCCCGTATCGAGAATGGCGGCCTATCGTTAATGGGATGGATAAGGCCGACCTGATTGCAGGCTATGCCTATGCCTTCGGCGCGGCTCTTAATAAGGCTTCAACGCAACGGCCCGCACCTGTGCAGGAGCCGGTCGAGGATGATCTTGCGTGGTCCCCGCGCCAGCCGCCGGAATTTATCCCGCCGCAGCCGCAGGATGACCCGCAGGTTGTCCCTGTCGTTATCCCGCCTTCGCAGCCTGTTGTCGGGGCTTACGACCCAAGAGTGCAGGCGGTGCAGCGAGAGCTTATCCGCGTCGGCTTCCGGCTAGTGCCGGACGGCATGATGGGCCCGGCTACAATTGGGGCCATGGCCGCTTTCCGCTCGACATTCGGGCTTACCGGCGTTGCAAATCAGGTGGATGCTGCGCTTGAGGCGAAGCTGCGAGAGACCGTGGACGGGTACTTTCAGCCAGCGCCCGAGCGCCGGGCTGCTACGCCTGAACAGGCGGCGGCAAAGTCGGAAACCGTTGAGAAGGTGACTTTCAGCGCTTGGGTCCGCCGCAAGATTTCGGATATTGCGGTGGCGCTCGGAATCGGCGGCGTCGTGGACTCGCAGACCGATATTCTCGGCATCGTTTCTGGCCGAACGACTGGCCTGCTTTCAAAGCTCGGCATGGTGCCGTGGTTTGTATGGGTAATTGCCGCGCTCGCGCTGTATATCCTCTATCGCGAGTATGCGCGCCGAACGACCGAGGCGGTTGTGGTGCAGGCGTTCAAGGCTGGCGACATTATCGGCGGCGACAAGCATATTCCTCCGGTGTTCTAGATGCTTCCCGTCCTGTGGGAGTGGCGGTCACTAATCGGATGGGCGGTGATGATCGCCGCTGTTCTCATGATCCTCGGCTTTGCCCGGCCAGTGGTCGAGGCTGTTACCGAAACTTGGAAGCGTGTTGCCCTGCCGATCTTGGAATATCTGGCGAAGAACCCGGCGGTCCGCGCTGCCGTCATCGGAATAGCGTTCTTTGGGCTTCTGGCGCTCGTGTGGAGCCTTGCGAGCGAGCGGGGCTATCAAGCGGCTAAAGGCGAGTGCAAGGCCGCTGTAGCCGAGCGGGAGCGCGATGCGGCGGTAAAAGAACGCAATGAATTGAAAAAGCAGCTAGACGCGCTAGAGGTCATTCGGATGAACGACCGCCGCCGCGCCGAACTGGATGCGCAGGAGCGCGAGAGGCAGAAGGACAACCGCGATGCGTTTCGCAAACTCACTGGCCCTTGCTTCGATGCTGATACTGTGCGTCGCCTGTGGGGACGATAGAGCGGAGCGCCCGTCCATTGTCGCAAGCTCCACGTTACCGCCGCCTCCCGATCTGCCGCCTGATATTGAAACTTGCCCGCGCTCGCCTCACTCGATACCGGCCGACCAAATCAAAGCACTGCCTGCATCCGAAGTCGCGATAATCGTCGAGGGCGAGAAGGGCAAGATCAGGCTTATGCGGTCTTGCCTCGTTCGGCTTATCTGCTCGGTGAAGGAATACCGAGTCCTGATTTCCAAGGTCGAAGGCGAGCGCCTGTGCCAAGACGGGAGCCGTTAATGGAGGAACTTGCCGTAAGGCTGTTTCAGGCCGTCGAAAAGCTAGGCGCTGCCGGGGCTTTGATCTTCGCGCTTCTGTGGTGGCAGGAAAAACGCGAGCACCGGGAAACAAAGCGCGAGCTTGCGGCTTCTCAAGAGAAGCGGATTGAGCAGGCAATGACTGTAACGGGTGTTGTCGAATCTTGCCGCTCGCAACTTGCCCTCGTGCTTGAAGCCCTTAAAGGTACGAATGCGACTTATGAGAAGATACTCCGGCGTCTCGGAGGGCGCGATGAGCGTTAAGAAAGCGGCTCTGGCCATGTATTACCGCCTAATCGGGAAGCAAGGCCACGCCGCAGAGGAAAAGGCGAAAGAGGCCGCGCGTAACCGCCTCGCGGATCGTGCAAGTGAGCAAGCAAGGGAGGCGGTTCGGGCTTTCGAGAGAGAACGCGATGTGGTGGCTGCTACCGCCCGCAGAACGATAAGCCTGATCGCTAGAGCGAATGAAAGACTTTCGTAGAGTCCTCGGCGGTCCTGTCGGCCAATTCCTGTTTATCGTTCTCGCGAGCGATGCGCTGGCGACTGCCACGGTAGGGTCGGCGTTGACGATTTCGTTTTTCAATACGGCGGTGGTCGGCGTCGGCCTTGTGTTCTGCTTTTACGTCGCGCGGGCGGTATGGCAGACGCTTCTCACGGATAAGCCGGAGCGAGCGCAGCTATGGGCGGCAGGCGCTGGGTTCGTTCTGGTCTCGACCGCAATAATCCGCTGCATGAGGATTTACTGGACTGCGGTGGATAAGCCGTGGATCGCGGATCACTGGACCTTCGGGGTGGTGACGGCTTCGCAATGGGCGGGATTCGTGCTTTGCCTTGCGGCTCTGGTCGCGCCGGATAACGGAACGATTTTCGAGGGGACTCGGCGGCCGATGCTTGCGGCCGCACTCGTTACCGCTCTGTTTATCGTGATTTCGTTTTCGTTTCGGTATCGACTTCCGCAGGCGAGAACTGCGCGCGCACCATGAGTCGGAGAAGCCGCGCAAGGTCGCTCGGTATCTGCGCTCTCCCGCTCAAGTATGCGGATACGGTGACCGGGCTGCACCCGCGCCAGCGCGCAAGAGCGCCAGAGCCTTTGTCGCTGCGATACGAACCCTTGAAGCCGAGCACCGTCATTGCGTCGGCAAGCTCTTGCGGGAGCATAGGGCTTAATTCTTTCATCATCTTGTCCTATATACTTGAGGCACCGATTACCGGCGTTGCCTCCTAGCGCCGAGGAAAGGGATGAACGCCCGGCAGGCTGCAACCTCCGGGCGTTCGCTTTTTAGATCGGATTGAAGATCGCGAGCGCGAACCAGCCGCATGCGCCGAGGATCGTTATTGCAATAGCGCTGCCCGCTATTTCAGAAAGATCGGTCAT